CGGATAAATGTATTGATTGTATGGGGCCGTCTGAGTTTATGTCACACCACGGAAAAAACTTTATATCAATTGACTCCGGGAAAGACTTTTCGACGTTGGCAGAAACAGAGGCCTCATTAAAAGTGTATGATGATTTAAACGCTATTGATAAAAACCCTGAGATTGAGATATCAAAGGATGAAATGCTAAAGCTATTTAAAGGATCGGTGCGGGCCTTGCTAGCCCTCCCTCATTTAGATATGCAGGTAGTTTGCTTGATGTTTACAAATGATGAACTGACGCCCCGCACGCTCAACGATATAGGCAAGGAATATGGATTGACAAGGCAGGCAATCCATTACAGATTTGAAAATGCTTTTAGAAAGTGGCCTGTTTTAAAAAATCTATTCGCAATGAAAATCAGGAAGGAAAAAGAACAACATGGGTAACGGTGAAAATGTTCTAGGATCAGACAACCGACTTTCAACAATAATCAAAGAACGCGAAAGGCTTAAAAACCGTCTACGCGAGGCCAAAAAGGATATGTTGGAAAAGACGCTTGGCGAGTATCTCAATGTTACAAATCATGTAAGAGAAGAGATAGCTGGCCTTGATAAACGTATGCTTGATGAATCAATGAATTACGGCCAAACGGTTATACCGGGGTGCTGAAAAAATTAAGGAGTTTGGATTATGTTTTGCGCTAATAACGTGTAGCGAATGGAAAGTAGGATAAACCGCAATTTGCGCTATGTCAAATTTTTAATTGATGTAATTTGCGTAAGCTGTTAAACGGTAAAGGTTGGAGATTGTGACAACACAAGACGAAATATCTGAGAGCAAAGCGCAAATGTTTGCCGAAATGAGGCTGTACCTAATCATTGCGAGTTTGAGGCAGGTGTCGAGATACAGGATTATATGATAAGCGGACATTAAGGATTTAATAAAATGCAAAGCAAAAAAACACGTAAGCAATTGATAAACGAAATTGACAATGTGAAGATGTGCGTATTTGGTAGCAGGACGCTATCGGACGAACGGGTTAAAGTTGCTATACTTGAGGCAATGGAAAAATACGGAGTAACTAAAATACTTACATGCCAGGAACCGGAGGGTGTTTCTGAGATGGCGCAAAGAGTGGCAAAGGAAACAGCTACACCATTGCAGGTGCACTTTCTAAACTTTCGTTTTCTCCGTGGTGCATTTGAGCATAGGAGTAAAGAGGCTGTTAAAAATGCAGATGTTTTTTTAATAATCCATGACGGTGAAAGTAAGGGAACGCTAAACGAAAAAATACTTGTTGAAAAAAGCGGGAAACCTTTTGACTATGTAGTGTTAGAAAAAACAGAGTATAAGAGGTCAGTTGGCTTCAATATCAAAAAAGATTGGGGTGGAGATGATAAGCAACAAAAAAATGCTTTGTCGGATTTAATGAAAAGTGTATGATTTGACATTTAGGCCATTCATAGCAAAATTACCGCACACATGCACAACAAAAGAGTTGATTATGTCAGACAGACCTAAAAAAATAAGGCCAACAGACGAAGAGATAGCACGGGCTTTAATTCGCAATCAGGGCCTATTTTCGTATGCTGCAAATGAGATTGATTGCAACAGAACGACTATTTCAAGACGTATTGACAGATCAGAGTATTTGCAAGGCGTTTTAAAAGACATCACAGAGACAACTTGCGACCTTGCTGAGAATGGCCTGAATAAAGCACTGTGTGACGGTGAGGCATACGCAATATGTTTCTACCTCAAAACAAAAGGCCGGAACCGTGGCTTTGTACAGAGGCAGGAGGTATCAGGGCCGGATCAAGGGCCGATTAAGATTGACCTATCCGACGAGGATCTACAGAAAATTATTGATAAGGAATAATGGCAGAACTAGCAAAACGCGAGGCACTTATAGAGCTGGCAAGGCGCGAATCTAAACGCTCCTTGCTGGCTTTTATGCGTTGGGTATGGTGGATGCCTCACCCGTTTGTAGTAGGCACGCACACGCGGGCAATCTGTGACAGGCTTACACGTGCAGGAGATGACTTTGAACAAGGCAAGTCTACATTTCTGTTGGTTGCTGTGCCTTTCCGGCACGGTAAAAGTGATATAGTTTCGCGGGCCTTTCCTGCATACTTTTTGGGCAGATATGCACATTTAGAGCCGGATGTGATAATGAGCGGTTACGGCGCAAAGCTGGTTCAAGGCTTTTCAAAGAAGGTTAAAAAGATAATCAATTCACCGCAATATCAGGCGCTATTTGGTGGCGTTGTTCCGGGGCATGGTACGAACTCAATTAGTGAGTGGCAGATCAAAGAGAGCGCCGGAACGGTACTTGCTCAGGGCTTAGGTGGATCGCTGGCTGGTTTTGGTGGCAACTTTATATGTGTAGATGATTATTGCAAGAACAGATCAGAGGCCGCATCGAAGGTCTACAGGGATAAGACATGGGACTCGTTTAGAAATGACCTACTCACAAGGCAGAACGCACCGGCTTCAATAGTTGTGGTTTGCGCTACACCTTGGCACGTGGATGACCTGCGCGGGCGGATCAGAAACGCCATGAAGGAAGACCCAGACTTTCCGCAATTTGAAGAGCTTAATTTTCCGGCACGAAAAGAGGGAGTCTACGAATATCTGTTTCCAGAGCGCTTTTCCCCGGCATGGTATAAAGCGCAACGGTCAGCACTTGGCAGGCAGGCTGCTGCATTACTGGATTGTGACCCCAGGGTTGAGGGTAGTGGATTGTTTGATACGTCTAAAGTAGTAATGCACTACGATTTGCAAGGGTGGCCGGTAGGGCGTGAGACAAGGGGATGGGATTTGGCAAGCTCAAGCAAGGAGCGAAATAGCGACAACCCAGACCGGACGTGGGGAGTTCGGGGCCTTGTAAAAACCAATAATCTAGGGTTCGGGGCTAAACAGCGTGAAATTTGGATTAAATCAATGGTATTTTGCCGTGAAGAAGCCCCAAAGCGTGATAAGCTCATAGTGGCCACGGCAACGGCTGACGGGCCGGGCGTGGGTCAGCATATCGAGGCGTTCGGTGCATACAAAGATGCGTATACAACAATGAAAAACGTGTTAAACGGCGTTTCGATTGTTCATAAAAGCCACTTGCCAGGCGATAAATCCGCAAAACTGGCGCCCTTGGAGCCATCATTTGACGCGGGCCTTGTCCATGTATACGTGCCGGGGTGTCAGCAGGCGCTTGAGTTGTGGAATCAGGAATTTGCTGACTTTCCGAACGGCGGGCATGATGACGGCCCAGACGCAACGGCGGTTATGTACCACTCTCAGCAAAGATGCGGATTAGGAGCGTTAATTTAATATCTATGTGTATCAAATCTGATACACAAAAAGCACGTAATTTGACAATAGGGCTAATATTATGAATGAAAATGATATTCTAATGACCCGGCAGCATAAGATTTTGGGCGCTAGATGCGAGCAGATTGAGCTAAACAGGCTCGCGATTAAGGGTGGACGGCCCTACATAGATGCTCAGTTATGGCGGGCCCCGAACGAGCCTGAGATATCATGGAGCGGGAAAAACAGCAACGGCACTAATATCGAAGGGCTGAAAGGGCGCAAAGATCGGGCCTGTATTGTGAATGATGCGGGCCGGGTTGCCAGCAAGATCAATCAATATCTTTTCAAGGAATCCGCAAAGCGCGAAGGTATAGATGCCGCCTTTGAATCCAGTGTAGACGGGCGTAATACATCAATCAATTCATTTTTTGAGGAGGTATCCGACGAGATCACGGCGGCTGGTTGGTGTTGGATACACGTCGATAGGGCGGGCGCAAGTATAGACCCCGTAACTAATGAGCCGATTACAAAAACCCTACTGGACAAACAGACTCAGGGCGATTTTATCAAGTGGAAAATTTGGCCCGCCGGCAGCGTTGTAGACTGGAGTTTTGACACAGGCGGCGTTTTACAATGGCTACTCACAAAGAGCTATAAGTATGATAACGGCAATCCTCTAGTTGAGGCAGTGAACAAGGAAATCCGTACGCTATGGGAAAATAACGGCGGCGTGATATCCTATAAAATGTTTGCTGAGAACGATAAGCACGAATATATCATTATCGAGCAGAATGATAATATTATAGATTTGGGTCTAATACCGTTTGTTCTACTTGGTACACCTTCGTGTGATCCTTGGTGGTTCGATGATGTTGAAACAATTCAGGCTCAGTGTATGAATCTGGACAGCCTGAACATTGAGAACCATGTAAAAACGACCTACCCGCAACTTGTACTTGCAGCCGGTGGAATTGATCGACTTTCGGCACAGCTAATTGAGCGCGAAGGCCAAAGCAACGGCGTAGCTACGATGGAGCTGGTTAAAGAGGTTGTCCGGGGCCTGTCAGCTCCGATGGTTGAGATGGCAGACGAAAAAGGCATTACCCGCTATATCGAGCCGGAATCAGATAATGCTAAACTACTGCCTGACGAAATCAACCGCAAGCGTGGGTTATTGTTTGATATGGTTGGATTATCGCTGTTTAACAAAGAGACACGGCAGATACAGACAGCCGAAAGTAAACAGTTTGACCAACTCGACACGGAAAGCACACTAAAACACCGCTCGATCTTCATGCAGGAATCAGAGAAACGGCTCGTTAGCAGATCAAAGCTAATTGATCCAGAATTTAAGGAATATGATCCAGTATGGCCGATGGAATTTGATGTTATCGACCTTGAGGGCGATATGAAAACCGTCATAGAACTTGCAAACATACCTAATCTGACACCGGCAATGCGACGCTTGATGCTGGTTGTTACCCTCCGTATATTGGAGAAACTAGGGGGCCGGAATGAGGATTTAATCAACGAGGCAGCTGAAGAAATAGACGAGATGACATTTGACAACGGGGCTATAATTGACTAATAATTTACAAACGCCTACTTCACTGGGTGAGTTTTTAGTGATGAACGTCACGCACGTTATGCGCGAAAAAGGACAAAGCAATGGAAATTAAGGATATTCTGGCAAAGGTTGTCAGCGGGACAGATTTAACAGATAGTGAGAAATCATTTATCAAAACTTATGACCCGCAGAAAGTGGCAGATGATGCCGCCGCCGCCGCAAGACGCAAGGAAGTTGAAGCATCAAAGAAGGGTCAAACTGAAATTGATGATTTGAAAGCCAAGCTGAAGGTGGCAGAGGATGAAAAGAAAGCAATTGAGGATGCCAAAAAAGCGGGCGCGACTGAGGCCGAGAAGATGGCCGCTGACATGAAAGCGCTCAGGGACTCGGTTGAAACTCTTACTAAGGGCAAGGCGGACGCGGAGGCAAAAGCCACAGCCACAGCAAGAAGTCAAACCATACGCGACGCGGCAAAGGCGGCAGGCATTATACTTGCACCTAAAACCGTAAGTGAAAAAATGTTTCACGGCATTCTTGAAGGTACGCTATCCGGCGTTGATATTGCAGACAAGGAAGCACTAAAAACCGCGCTTGAAGGTTTCAAGTCGGAAAATCTCGGAGTCATTGCCGCGCCTGGCGCTGGTAGTGGGGTCGATAACGGTGAACCGGACGGCGCTAAAGGCTCGAACGGAAAAGCCGTTATTGAGCAATCCGATGATGAACGGGTTAAGGATTTGAAAAAAAGCGGTATACTTTAACCGCATAAAAGGATAGAAAATCATGGCTAACAGTTTTTTAACAGTAGCAGACATTGCAAGAGATTCGTCTATTGTGATGGCAAACCAGCTTTTGACTGGTAATCTCATTTCACGAGATAAAGAGGCAAAGTTCACCGGCTCTAAGGTTGGCGATAATATCAAAGTAACCGTGCCTATGGATATGGGAGAAGCGGATGAGTTTAGCTCTTCTACAAATGCTAGCGGTGCCGTTGATGCTGAGATTGATCTGACACTTGAGAAGCACTTTTATAAGAGAGTCGATCTGACATCTAAACAAAAGTCTTTGCAGTTGGCAGATTTTACCTCACAGATCACAGTTCCGGCGATGCGCTCTCTTTCAAAGAGTACTGACAAGTATTTCTTGAATCAAATGCAGGTATTCAGGGCTGGTCTTGCTGGTACAATCGGCAATCGTCCCTCGACTGTTGCTCACTTGGTTGCAGGCTCAAAAGTGCTGAACGATAACTTCATTTCGCGTGATAACCGCATTGCAATTGTGGACACAACCGTTGAAGCAAGCCTAATTCAGATTGCCGCATTCACAAGCGTGGACTACGGGCCTGACAGGGCGAAAGCTGTTGCAGATGCGACACTGGGCCGCCGGTTCGGGTACGACTTCTATGTCGATCCACTTCTCGGTGCATTCAGCCGTAGCGCCGCCGCCGCAGATATCACCGGCACGACAATCACAAACGGGACAACGCTGGTTGATGCCACTACTGTTGCAATTGATGGTATCACGAACGCGACAGGAACTATCTATGCAGGAACAAGCATTCTGTTGGCCGGTGACACCCAGCGTTATATCGTGCGCAAGGACGCTACTATTGCATCGAATGCTACTACTCTCACGATCTACCCCAAGATAAAGATTGAGGCGGCAGACGGCACGGCAGTAAGTTTCGAGGATGCAGGTTATATGAATATCGGTTACAGCAAGAACGCCATAACGGGCGCTATTGTAGCACCGACACCACTTGCAGGCGGTAACTCTGTTGTGCAGAGCTATAACGGTATCTCAGTGCGTGTATCTCAGGATTCAAGCATAAGCACCCTTGCGGATTCAATCGTATATGATTGTTTCGTGGGCGCTCGCGTGATCCAGCCTGAGGGCGGCGTTCTGATCTGCGGATAATCAGTTAATCAAATATCCCCTTGCTTAATAGCGGGGGATTTTGGAGGGACTAAGAATGAAAAAACTAACACTCATTTCCTGCTTGATGGTTTTGGCGGTTGCGATATCTACACTGATATCGTTTGCGCTCGAAGATCAGGTATTACCAAGCGGCGGGCCGTTTTATGATGGCTACGTTCAGGCACAGACTGATTCAAACGCAACAGTGACAACCTCCGCGTACACACCGCGCTATATTGGAGACGTGTTGATAGGCACAGTATCGAACTTTGTGTATATTGCAGAGAATGTGACTACTGGCGGATGGATCAAAGTTTCAAATTAAGGACATCATGGCTAAAATAGAAACGTGTAAAATGGCAAACGGCAAAATGGTAATCACTGTGAATAAAAGTGATACGGGCCTTGCGAAATACAAGGGTTTTAAAGCAGTCGGGGCCAAAGAAGAAGAGGCCGTCGATAAGCCAAAAAAGGAAGCCAAAAAGGCTACTGAAAAACCCGCCTCAAAGGCTTAAATTTGGCACAAAACTAACCGGCCCTGTAACCTCCCAAGGGTTCAGGGCCTAACTTTTAAGGTGCAACAATGATTGATTATGATGGATCACAGACATATTTCGAGCCTGAGAATCATTACAAGGCCGCTATATGGTCAGGGTTTGACACAGAGCGGAGAACTGCGGCAATCGCAACGGCTCGCAGAATCCTTGCCCGTACACTTGACCGGACTATAAATGACGATGAAGCGGATTATATCGAGGGTGACAGGACGCGGGATGAATATGCAATCTATGAGCAGGCACTATGGATGCTGGAAAACGGGCAGATAGCGGACGGTTCGGGATCAGGGCCTGTACCGATACTGACAGGCGCAACCGATACCGCCGGAGTTGATAATAAAGGCGTGGCCGGACTGTACGCTCCTGAAGCTCTCAGGTGGCTTGGATGGAATGGTGTTTCTGTTATAAGGGGATAATATGGTTTTAAACACACAGAGAAAAAAGGCCAAAAAGAATGCGAAGTAAGGCCGATATAATTAAGCTTTCGCCATTGCAGAAGAAGCTCAATAAGGCTCAGGACGCAGCTACGGCAGAAACGATAAAGGCAGTGAAACAGGCACAGCGTGATATCAAGGCAGAGATTGCTTATTTGTCCCGTAAAGCCTCAATTATGAAAAGCGTAAAAGAGCGGAATAAGCTCTATTCGGCAATCAATACACGGTACAAGGAGCTATCAAAAGACATTGATAGGCGGTTGTCTAGGTTGATGGAGAATACCGCCACAGACACACACAAGAGCGCCGTAGCAGACATGCAG